ACAATTCGGCTACCAAAGAAAACAATCTTAAAATAGATAAACTAATTAAAGAACTAATGATATGATAAAGGTCGGCAAACTTAATAATCTTATTTCAGATTATGATTGTAAGTATTTTATTTATATTATTTGGAATAGCGTTAACAGGATATGTAATTGCTGGATTTAAAAATTTAGTTAGCACAACAGAATGGGAATTAGGCGGAGCAGGATTTTTAATGTTAGCAATGATGTCAATAATTACAGGAGTAATGTTATTTTTAAAAGAACTAATGATATGAAGCTATACCGCCCCTACGCAATAATAAAAGAAAAATACAGAAAGCGGATTAGAATAGAAGCCAGACGGCTGAAAATGAAAGTTAGCCAATTTTTTGAGTATATACTTGAATTATATTTCGGAAGAAAGATGTAAAAAGTTATCCACAGAAAGGTATGATTGACACGCAGAACGATTTGGTATATATTTAACTAATGGCAAACTTTTATTTCAACAATCTAACTCGTTTCTAATCAGCGGGTTTTTGTTTTGCCATTTTTACAGGTATAAGTTACTTGTGATGCCATTTAATACCAAACACCTGCGAACCTTCTATCTTATCGGCTTTAAGGTATTAGTTATTACGGGTGTTTTGATAGCTCCGCCAAAGTTATCAAGCGTTCTGGCGTTAAAATACTTGGGGGCGAAAGCTCCATTCGGATTAAAAGCCGAAACCAAGTGTCCAGAAAAGCCGTCCCTCTGTGGGTATAGGGCAGGGCAGTTCTGCTCGCAGAGGGAAATTGAATAGTTTTTCACAAAAAAAAAGAAGAGTTATTTCTAACTCTTCGTAAAAACCTCATCACAGGTTTTATCGTTAGCACACACTAACTTATCTTTACTATATATTAAGACGGAATATAAGTCAAGTTATTTCAGTAATAAGTTCAAAAACAGAACCCAGCCAATAATAATCGGGATACCAAAAGCAAATAATAAATCAATTTGTTGTTCTTTAATAAAGTTTTTCATAGTTTTATCTATTAGGTTTTAATTGAGGATTAAATAAGTATCGCCCATACAAAAAATATTACAGATAATATAACTCCTGTAAATAAATCAAGTGTGGGGTATTTTGGAGGGTCAAAAATAAGACCACCTTCATCTTTATAAAAAGCTACTCCTGATAATAAAAAGAAAATTGCGATTATAAATAATAATACCTTCATAATTCCAGTTCTTTATTAAGTTTATAATTTATAATTGACCTTTAATAATACCTCTATCAAGCCCTCAATTACCTTATCCCCGTTTTTATAAGATAATTAAGAGCTTTAATTGATTATTCTTCTTTTTCTAATTCTATTTCTAATTCTATCGCATACTCTTCTTCGGCAAAAGTCCAGTAATCTTCTGTGTTTTTCATTGTAAAACTGCTATCTCCTAATACGCTATCGTGTAAGTAATCTTTATATTTTTCAATCAAATCGTCTTCATTTTCGGCTTCCCACTTTTTAAAAGCAAGTTTAGATTCGTCTTCGTTTATGCTTAATTTCGCATCTTTTTCTATATCTCCATCTATTCTAACAATATATTTTGAACCTTTAAAAACTCCCTCTCGTCCACTCTTTCCATTATGCTCCCATTTAATATAATTATCCATTAAGTATTCTGCTCCGCCATCTGTTTTATGATAATATAATCTCATATTAAATGAACGGGGTTAAACTAATAATCCGGCTAAATTGATAACACAACTAATCAAGGTAGTAATGTTATCTATTAACTGATTATCTGAAACTTAATACTTTTTTATATTCTCGGTTTAAATCAGATAAGTTATAATCCCAATTAAAGCCACCACACATAGAACCAAAATTGTTAGCTACAAGCAACTTGTTAGAGAGAATATCGCCATCTCTATCAAGTAAAATTGGTTCTTTCCAAACTTTACTAACTATTTTCCAGTAATTCTTAATATAAACTTTTGATTTTTCGGCTATATTATCATTATAAATCTGTATTTTATGAGGTATTAAATCTAATTTTTCAGCTTTTATCATATTTTAAGAACAATCCTTGATATTGTTGTTAGTTTAATTAAAAACTCCCGACCTTGAATTACCCCTCTGTCCTGTAAAAGTTAGCTATTCTACGGGATAACTAATTCTACAAGCAAAGAGGTAATTAAGAGTAAGGAGTTATTATCCGGCATTAAAGCGGGGATAAAAAAAACACCATTACGGAGTTTAAATTACTTATAAGCCGTAGAACTTATTAAATAGATAGCAAAGGGATATTTCAAGGTTCAAGATAGTATTTTATCACTTAATCGCTATGATAATTAAATAGATGCGAATATATCTATAAATACTATTTTCATAATAGCAAACCAGCAGAGCTTGTCAATACCCCTTAACCTGTGGATAACTCTTTAATTTATATTTAACCCTGTTTACCTTAAAAACGGGCTGAATAATAACTCAACTATTTAATAATAAACGCTTAAAATGGAAGTTAGAGCGTAAAATTATGGCTACTATTCAACAAAAACAAGCAGTTAAGAAGTTATCGGAAGCTATCGGAAACAAGCAACCCATAAAAATGGGCAAGATTATGTTAGAAAGCGGATATTCAATAAGCACATCTAAAACCCCGCAACGCTTAACTGAAACAAAAGGCTTTAAGCAGTTATTATCAGAGATAGATGATGAACCATTATTGAAACGGGTTAAAGAGATAGCAATGGATACAGACAAACGGGCATCTCTTGAAGCTATTAAGCTATTATTGATTGAATTGAAAGGACTCGGGGCTGATAAAAAGGTAAAGATAGGAAGAATGATGGATGATATAAATGACTTGTTTAGATAGCTTTGGCGGATAAAGAACACTTTAAAGGATAACAACTACACAATAAAGAATGTATACTACGTAGAGAATATATAGTTGAAACTTCTGTTTGTAGAGAATGTATACTATCACACCACACACACAACCACACAGACATAAAAGACATAAAGCGAACAAAACAAGCATATTTACGAACAAACGGGGTATACGGGTGTCAAGTTGAAACTTCTGTATGTATATAGATAGCAATCAAACACTTTAAAGCTGAAATAGACAAAGCAAGTTCACCAATCCTATGAAATGTTTAAATTGCGAACAAAAACTTAATAATCCAAGAGCCAAGTTCTGTTCAGATAAATGTCGTATGACATTTAATAGGGCGAACAAGATAATCCAACCCGAACAACAACCCGAACAAGGCGAACAAATTAACCCGAACAAACCCCAACCCGAACAACCCGAACAGAAGTCGTTTAAGAACTACACCGCCCAAAACCTATATGACGAAATAGCTATGTATCCCAATGATACTTGGAAAGACAGCCCCGCTTATTTAGAACTTATAAAAAGGCTTAAAAAATGGGATATTAAGAAGTTAAGGGAATTAAAGTATTATATCCCAAATTGGAAGAAATGATTTTATCTATCTTATTAGTGTTAATAGCGGTAGTGTGGATTCTTATCCCGCTTTTTGTATATATTATTTGGTTTAGGAAGCAAAAAGATATATGATGTTTTTAGGAAGATTGGTAATATATATGTCAATAGTGGCGATAATTGTCTTTGTTCTTAAATATATAACTGATGAATAAAACAAAGTTATTTTTAAAGATAGTTAAGTTTAAGGAAAGGCATAAGAGAGGTAAATATTGGATTAGTTTTATTCAGGGATTTTTTAATCCGCAGGGGCTATTTATACTTTGGACTATGATAGCCGCTTGGATAGAGTTGTATCTTTTAAGGGGATTCAAATGGCGAGATGTTTTAATCTTTATTGGATTAGTAATTGCGGGTTTCTTAATGGAATTTGTAAAATGGTATTTTGGGGATTTTGACTATAAGAAAGGGTTATGGAAAAAAGAAAAAGAGTGGCTTCAGGAAGATGAAGTAATAGCCCCATTTAATGTTAAAGTAAAAAAGCAATTAAAAGCTATTGCTAAAAAATTAGAAATAAAAGATTACTTTGATGATGACTGGGAAAACAAATAAATATGTGCTGGGAAAAGAGCTGGAAGCCTTTGAGAGGGACTTATCACGCTGGGCAGGGGTTAAGTATGTTATTGGGGTTAATAGCGGCACAGACGCCCTTTATCTGTCTTTAAGGGCATTAGAGATAGGGGTTTATGATGAAGTAATAACAAGTGTGTTTTCCTTTATATCCCCCGCAGAGGAGATAGTTAATTGCGGAGCAGACCCCGTATTCGTGGATATTAAAGATGATAAGAATATAGATGAGGATAAAATTAAGATTACAGATAAGACAAAAGCGATTATTCCCGTTCATCTGTTTAATAAGAAGTGCGAGATGAGGAAGATAATGAAGATAGCCCGTAAGCATAAGTTAAAAGTAATAGAAGATAGCTGTCAGCATTTTAGCAAGGGAATATATGGCGACCTTAAATGTTTTAGTTTTTATCCGACCAAAATGTTAGGCGGAACAAGAGATGGCGGAGCTGTTCTAACTAACAGCAAACGATTAGCCGATAAGATACGAATGTTAAGAAATCACGGAAGCGACCCCAAGAATAAGTATCTTCATAGATATATAGGCAAGAATTCAAGATTAGATGAAGCCCAAGCCAAGTTATTAAGAAGAAGATTAAAAAAAGGCGTCTTTATTAACAAACAGACATTTGAAAGCGGAAGGTATTATTCAATTCCTTTACATTTACAGCCCTGCTTTCGTTATTTGAATTATAAAAAAGGGGATTTCCCAGAAGCGGAGCGTATTTCTAATGTTATTAAAAAATGCCAGACACATTTCACCCAGTAAAAAATAATGAGATATTAACTATTATCAGCCATAATTGGAATATCGCCAGAAAATTATTAGCGGGGAAATATTATGAAGCAATGGTTAGCAAAGATTTGAAAAGAATTTATTATCTTGATGAAAATGAAGAATTGATACGAAAAACAAAAAACAAATTAAAGATATGGAAAATCTAATGAGGAGAAAACAAATAGCTGAAAAATATGCCAGACACATTTCAAGAAATAACAGAGTTTCTTTATGAAGAAAAAACAAAAGAACTTGAACAATATCCATTAGGGGAAGAAATGATTGTTGGTTTTGCCAGAGATAATGGCGGAGCTTTAACTTTTTTAAAAGATAGAGCCGAACCCCAAAGAGGTTATCCCGCTGGGGATTATGTCCATAATGCTTGTGTTGTTAAAAAGGTTCTTATCTTTCTGATACTTAAAAGAAATCCAATTTTAATACTTTCAATCAAGGCGTGGAGTGAGATAATAACAGATTTACTTCATTTTGCTTTTAAAGATTTCTTTCTTCCATATGAAAAACTATCCCAGCCGGTTAAAGAGATTTATCGGAACATTAAGGGGAAGAAACGAGATTTAGTTTGTTTAATATTTGAGTTTGATATGAGATACAGATATGTGCTTCAAGACGCAATAAGCAATTCATTTATTAAGACATTTAATACTTTAATAAAACGGGAAAAGTATCCGCAGATGAAAAGAAAATGGCGGATAATAAAATGGATAATAATACTTAGCCCAAAAATACGAAAAGAAGTAAGAACATTTTTTAAAAATATAGATACAAGACAATTTGCTTTTTCAAGAGAAGACCTTTATTGGACTTCCCAATTCTATAAAGATTATCTTTTTAGGGGAAAAACAAGAGAACAGAGAACAAAAGAAATGGAAAAGATTTATGGCAAAAGCCAAATAGAAAAAGATGAAGAATATATAAAAGAAAATAAAGTAATATGAAAATACCGAAAGAATTAAAAATAGGAGCAAGAATAGTTAAAATAGAAATTGATAACAGAACAGGTGATGATGGATATAATGGCACTGCTTATATTGATAAAGGAATAATAAATCTGAAAGAAGATGCGCCGCAAGAAAAAAAAGAAATAACGCTATTACACGAAATACTACATAATATTTTTCATCAATGCGGTTGGGAAAATGCTTTGTTTGAAAAGAAAAGTGATAGTGAGGAATGGCTTTGCACAACATTGTCTTATCATCTTTATCAAGTATTAGAAGATAACGATTTATTAAAGTGAAGTATAATATTCTAATTACAAGCGGGGGAAGTGTTAATGCTGTCAATGTAATTCAAGCCCTTCGTCAAGAATTAAAATGGCAGAAGAATTATCCAAAAGACACAGACCAGATACCAATGCGTTTAATAACGGCAGACGCAGACCCGTTATCATCTGGCTTGTTTCTGGCGGATAAAGGATATGTTATTCCAAAAGCAGACGACCCAAAGTTTATCCCAGAACTATTAAAGATATGTAAAAAAGAAAAAGTAAAGATACTAATTCCAATTTCTGATTATGAATTATTTATAATAGCCAAGAATAAAAAGAGGTTTGAGAACATAGGGGTTAAAATGGCTGTATCAAAACCAAGCGTCTATGCTTTTACAGAGAATAAGTTAAAGGTTCATCAATGGTTCAATGAGAACGATATTCCCTGCCCCAAGATAACAGAACAATTACCCGTAATAGTCAAGCCAATGATAGGAAGCGGGTCAAAAGATGTTTATAAAGCGGAAACAAAAAGAGAGCTGGATTATTATAAAGAAAAAGTAGATTTCTATTTTATTCAAAAGTTTATCAAAGGACAAGAATATACAATAGACGGCTTATGTGATTTAAAAGGCAAGATGCTTTACGCCCTGCCCAGAAAGAGATTAGAAGTAAAAGGCGGTATGTGCGTCAAAGCGGAAACAGAGTATAATGAGGAAATGGTAGAATATGCCCGTAAGATTTCAGAGGGGTTAGGATTAGTCGGGGCTTTCAATATCCAAGTTATTAAAAATAAGAAACTATATTTTATAGAAGTTAATAACAGATTTGGTTCAGGCGGACTTCCAGCCACAATAGGGGCTGGGCTGAATATCCCATTTGACATTATACGATTATTATTGAATAAAAAAGTCCCCCGTTTTAGAACAGAAAGACCTTGGATTTATAATAATATAACAATGATTAGATATAGCAACGCTATTATTAAAAGGTCTATTATTAAATAAAAGAGTGAAGTATTATGGCAGAAAAATACACAAGTCAAACATCAGGCGGTTCTTCCCCTGTAATGGGAGATAAAGAGTTTGTTGAACACAAGTTCATCAACAAAGGCGGATATCCTGCCCAAGACCCCCAAAAGTATCCAACCAATGGCGGACTTTGGAAAGGCAAAGGCAAAGATTGGAAAGGAGATAGCTTGCCTATAAGAAAAGTGGGCAAAGTAGTTAAGTCAGTAAAAGACAGATGATATATTCGTTATTTATTGGAAGGTGGCAACCTTTTCATAAAGGACATAAGAAATTGATAGAAAGCGTATTAAACGAGGGTAAAAATGTCTTGGTGGCAATTCGTGATACTGAAATTTCCAAAGATGACCCCTTTACAATTAAACAGCGTAAGAAGATGATTCATAAATCCCTTAAAAATTGGGGGGATAAAGTTAAAATAATAGTTATACCCGATATATCAGAGGTATGTTATGGCAGAAAGGTTGGCTGGGGAATAAGAGAAATTAAACTTTCAGATGATATAGAAGAAATATCTGGAACAAAAATTCGTGATAATATGGATAACAGGACAATCTAAATCAGGAAAGACAACATTGGCAAAAAAGATGTTAAAAGATGAGATATTGTTAGATGGTGATGTAATGAGAAGAACGATAAACAAGGACTTGGGTTTTTCCAAAAAAGATAGAGAAGAAAATAATCTTCGTATTGCCAGATTAGCCAAAGAGTTGGACGGACAAGGTTTTAATGTAATAGTGGCTACAATTTGTCCTTATAAGGAATTAAGAGAAGAAGTAAGAAAAATAACAGGTTGTAAGTTTATTTATTTAGAGGGCGGTATAATTAACAAAGAATATCCATACGATGCCATTAGCAATTCATAATAAATCTCCAAAGACATATATCATAGCAGGGTGTTTTGGTTCGGGAACATCATTTATTTCCAAAGCACTTCAAAATCAAGGTGTGAATATGGGATATGGCAGTAATGAGGAGTTTAGAGAAGACCTTGAATTTGTAAGTTTGAACACCGATATTATTAGCTTGTATGGCGGGGGTGATGAAACAAAACATTTAGTCAATATAAAAGATGGAGAAATCAGTCCATTGATAATAAAAGAAAGGATACATAAAAGAATTAAAGCATTAGTTGAAAAAAAGAAAGGAAACTTCTGGGGGGCAAAAGACCCGAGATTTGCTTTAACACTAAAAGAGTATTTACCATATTTAGAAGATGATGTTTATTTGGTAGCGATATTCAGAAAGCCAGACCAAATGCTTAATTCCCCTTCAAGTCAATGGGATAATAATAAAACAAGTTTAAAAATAATTAACAAAATTAACCAAGAAATGATTGATACAATTCATTTATTTCTTAATAATATGCCAAAGAAAAAAGCAAAGAAAAAAATAGTCAAAAATACAAAAGAAGTTGAAATTCTTGATAATTGTATTATCTGCGGTAAAGAATTAGTCCGCAGAGATGAAAAACAATGTTGCGCTTGGTGTAGGGAGTTTGACGAAAGAGGTAAAGATTTAGAATAATATGTTTAAGAGTGAAACAATTAAAATGCTTAAAAGTAATGTTGTTGGTCTTTTTGAAGATAACAGATGTTTATGTAGCTATGATTTCAGTAAGGCGGGAAAAGAAAGAGACCCCACAATAGCCCTTTTAAAGTTTAACCATCAATGGGGAGAAATAACTATGGCTTTGTATTGTTTGGATATGCTGGGACAGAAAAAGTGGGTTGATAAGTTTAAGAAAGAAAAGGGAATAACAAAAGCTGAACTTGGAGATAGTATGTTTGAAAGGTATGCTTCGTTAATAATAGATAATAAAAAGATTACCAATTTTCAAAAGTTGATAAAGTTATGAGTTTTAATAAGAGTGAAAACAAAATTATAATCACTGGCGGTTCAGGATTTATAGGAAAACCAACTATCAAAGCCCTTAAAGATAAAGGATATAAAGTTCTTAATTTTGATTTAAAAACAGATAGAGATATTAGAAGTATAAATCAATTAAGAGAATATATTGATAAAGGGGACAAGGTTCTTCATTTAGCCGCCATAGCCAGATTTGCCGAAGCAGACGCAGACCCTAAACTGGCATTTGAAACAAACGCCATTGGAACTAAAAATGTAGCCCAAGTTTGTAAAGAAAAAGAAGCAGAACGATTATGTTATGCTTCAACGGGAAGTGTGTATATGCCTATTTCAGAAGACCCGCCAATTACAGAAGATTTTAAAAAAAGCGGTAATTCAGTTTATGCCTGTTCTAAATATCTGGGTGAATTATACATTGATGTTCCCCATATTATATTGAGATATGCCCATTTATACGGAGTAGGAAAAGTAAAACACGGATTGATAGGCGGATTTTTAGAAAGAATAAATCGTGGATTAGCCCCAATTTTATATAATGGGGTTCAGAGCAATGATTTCTGCTTTATAGATGATGTGGTTGAGGCAAACATTTTGGCATTAGAAACAGACAATTTAAACGAAACATATAACATTGGAACAGGTGAAGAATTGAGCGCCAAAAAAGCTGGGGATATTATATGCGAAGTATTCGGTTATAAAGGAGAAGTGGAAAAGAAACTTGGTCGTTCAGTTGATGCCCTTCGTTTTGTTTACGATACTTCAAAGGCGGAGAAACTTTTAGGATTTAAAGCAAAGTATAATTTTAGAGATGGCTTAATAAAAATGAGAGATGAATTACGAAGCTAATTTACAAAAGAAAATAAATTGGAGTCCGCATTATCCAAAAGAGCATAAGCCCCAAATAGAGATATTAAAAAGCTGGGAAGAATTAAAGAAATCAGATTATAACGAAATGGTTATCTGCGCTGGAACAAGATTTGGTAAAAGCGCTTTATGCGGATATATTATAGTTCAGGAGTTTTGCGATAATATAAATAAGATACTTAAAAGAGAGAAAGTAAAGCCAATTCATATTTGGATAGTAGCTCCTTCCTACGAATTAACAAACAAAGTATTTGATTATGTTGAAAGATTTTTCAGTATGGCTATGCCTTCATTAACAAAGCATATTTCATATACAGGGAATAGACCCGCTTCAATTAAATTGCCTTTCGGCTGTAAAATTGAATGTAAAACGGGAGATGCCCCAGAGGGTATGCTTGGAGAAGAAATTGATTTGGCTATTGTAGATGAGTGTTCAAGATTAAAAAGGCGTATCTGGGAAAGTTATTTATTTCAAAGATTAGGAAGCAGAAAAGGGAAAGCTATATTGATTTCTACGCCATTTGGTCGTAATTGGTTTCACGACGAGTGGATTAAAGCCAAAAAAGAGGGATTTGCTTTTCATTATACAACAAAAGATAACCCTTATTATCCTATTAAAAGCTGGGAAGAAGCAAAAGAAAGATTGCCAGAAGCAGTATTTAAACAGGAACATTTAGCTTTATTTTTAGATGATGCCGCTTCCGTATTCAGAAACATAGAAGGGATTATTAAAGACGGGACTATCAGAGATGCCGAACCCCACGAAAGATATACAATGGGAGTGGACTTGGGAAAGCACGAGGACTTTACCGTTATATCTGTTTTAGATAGGCATACCCACGAATTAGTTTATTGGGATAGATTTAATAAAATAGATTATACTTTACAGAAAAAGCGAATAATGGCGATAGCGGAAAGATATAACAATGCCAGAGTGTATATTGATAGCACAACTATGGGCGAACCAATTTATGAAGATTTGTCAAGAGACGGGGTTTTCATAGACGACTATATTTTTACAAACAAGTCAAAGAAAGATTTAGTGGAAAAATTATCAATATTTATAGAACAGCAAAAAGTATTTATCAATAATAATATTATTCTTAAAGACGAACTTCAAAGTTTTGGATATAGATTAACAGACGCTGGAAATGTTATTTATTCAGCCCCCGAAGGACTTCACGACGACGCAGTTTATTCATTAGCCCTTGCTGTTTGGGGACTGGGATATAAAGTCGGGGGAAAGATGACAGCTATTGAAAGAGAATTAAAAAAGCAACACAGGAAACCGCAGAGTTTTATATAATTATGCCTTTAATTACAAGAAAAAAAGGAGAAGGAGAAAGGAAATTCATTGCCAGATGTATGGGGAGTGAAGTAATGAAGCGTGAGTTTCCTGATAATAAACAGCGTCTTGCTGTTTGCTATTCCCAATTTAGAAGAAAATAAAAAGAGTGCCAATTTATGACAAAACAAGATTTACTCGAAATCGTAGGAGCAGAAATAGAAAACTATGAGAAGAAAGAGTTAGACCTCAACCCTTCTTTTGCCCTTAATCAGCCAGATTTGCTTTGGTTGATAGACCTTTATTATATGTCCAAGTTTAGAGATGGCGATTCAGATAATTTGGGTTTCAGAAAGGTCTTTTATAATATAGTAAATCTGCCCGTTGAAGTGTCTTCAAAGATGCTTAATATAGATACCAAGAATATAATGCTTAAAGGAGAAAGCTGGGACGATTATTTTACTTCTTGGATTAAGTCAATGGAATTAAGAAATTGGACGGAAGAAAAATACTTTGGAAGGCAGTTAAATCTTTATCCGATTTATTTAGCCAAGTATGGTTCTTTAATTGTCAAGAAAGTTGGCAATGATGTGATGATACCAGATATTAACAATATAATCTGGCGGACAGATATTAACGAATTTAAATATACCCCTATTATAGAAAAGCATAAGGTTGCCAAAGACGCTTTTGAAGCGGAAGCCAAAGATAGGGGCTGGAAACATTATAAAGAAGTTTTAGATAAAGACACAAGCAGTAAAGAAGTAGAGTTTTATGAGATTTATTTCCCAAAGGGTTTTGTTAGTTCAAAATATAACTATTTTATTATAAGCACCGAAACCAAAGAAGTGATAGAATATCTGACTATGGATAGCTGTCCATATAAAAAGCTGAATTGGGAAGATGTGCCGGGCAGAGGATTAGGCAGGGGACAAGTAGAGAAGTTATTAGAAGACCAGATTTATCTTAATAGAACCGCTAATTATAAAGTGGAAGGATTACATTGGTCATCTAAACATATGTTCCAAACCAGAGATGATAATGCTGTTAATAACTTGCTTACTAATGCGGAAAATGGGGATATTCTAACAATTAACTCTGAAATAACTCCTATATCCACCGAAGAAAGAAATCTTGCTTTTTACAATTATGATGAAACAAGGTGGGAAGGTATGGCTTTAAGAAAATCATTTACCACTGAACCAGTAACGGGCGAAAGAGCTCCTTCCGGAACTCCGCTTGGTTCTTCTCTTTTACAAGCCCAGATGACCAAAGGATATTACGACCAGAAAAGACAGAACTTGGGTTCTTTCATAGAAGAAATTATTTGGGATTGGATACTGCCCTCATTTGATAAAGAAAACTCTGGCGAACACGAAATACTTATTGAAAACTTAATAACGGGTTCAGATGATTATGCCCAGAAGTTTATGAACAGAGCTGTTGATAAACGCCTATCAGATAGAAAGAAAGATATGCTTGTCAAGGGAAAAATCCCAACCAGAGATGAAGAAGCAATAATGAAAGCTATGATTTATGAGAATATAAAGAGAAAGAAGTTTAAGATAGAACGGGGGGAATATAAAAAATTAAAACATAAAATAGATATTGTTATTACAGGGGAAAAGATAGATATTCCAGCCAAACTTACTACTTTACAAGTATTGATGCAGATGCTTGGTCAAAATCCCGCAGTTCTACAAAACAAAAGCATTAGAAAGATTTTATTCAAAACACTTGATTTATCTGGCTTTAATCCAAACGAGTTTGACTTTGAAGAAGAACCGCAGGGAGTTGAGGGTATTCAAGCGTTAAGAGGCGGTAGTATGCCAAGACCAGCTTATGCTGGGACTTCGCCTACAACTATGCCTCAAAAAGTATGAACAAAAACACAATAAACTTTATAAAAAACAACGCAAATACTATTGAGATGATTATTAAAGAAGAACGGGAACATCTTAAAGAAAGAATAACCAATGAACCTAACCAAGATAAAAGAAATGAAATATGGTATGTTCTTTCTTATCTATCCGCCAAAGTTGGAATTTTGAATAAATTAAATAAACCGCCAGAGAATAAAGACACTGGCATATAAAGGTCGTTTAGGGTAGAAAACACCCTTTAAAAGCTAATCAATTCGGAGACAAAACTCCTTAAAATGAATTACAATGGTAGAAGTATATAAAGGTTCTCGTGAGGATATTCCTGAAGAGTTGAAGCCTGCCCCCGATTTAGAGCCATTAGAGGTTGTAAAAGACCCTCCTTTGGAAAGCACAAAGAAAATCGGAGACCAGGAAATACAGGAAGCTCCTGATGAAACGCCAATAGGCGAAGAGGACGACATTGAAGATGACAAAACATCTCAAAAAAATGAATCATCTCCTGATAAGGATAAAGCCACACAGGAAAGAGATGCCCAAAAGGCATATTGGCGAGATAAATATCTCAAACTTAAAGGAGAAAAAAATCCTCCAAAAGAGGTAGACGAGGACATCTGGAAGGCAAAGGTTAATTTTCTGCTTACTCATAAAGATGTAAGTGAAGAAGAGTTTGACCATATTGCTACAGTAGCCGCCTCAAAAGAAATTTCTCTTTCTGAAGCTGCGGAACAAGAAAAAGATTACTTTGATTTTCGCAGAAAAAAGGTCGCAGAGGATAACAAAACCCCTGCACCTTCTTCATCTTCCTTTGAAACCAAATCAAGTGAAGACATTGCTAAAATGTCAAAGGAAGACCATAAAAAACTTGATGAAGAGTTTGCAAGGAAGCAGAAAACAGGAAGGGCAGGTATATAGAAATGAGCACAAGTATCAACCAGAGTTATCTCGTTCTACATCCGACCATATGGAGTCCAAGAGCTACAATGTATTTCTTGGAAAACTTAAAAGCAGGTTCTGTATTTGATGACTTCAGTGATTTAGCGGAAGAAGGTGGTAATACAATTCATATCCCAACATTAGCATTGTTCACAAACTCTGCTGTTGGATATAATGATGGTGAAGTTGGAGCAACCGCCATCACTGACACGAGAGTTATCTTGAATATTGACCGCTGGATGGCTTCCCCAAGAAGGGTAACCACAGCCAACCAAGCCCAAATGGCAAGGTCATACCGATTGAAAGATATGTTTGTTAAGGGTCAAGCCGACTCTTTAGCAAGAACATTTGACAGAGAGCTTTTAAGAGCAGGAGAGAACTTTACACTCGCAGTCGGAAACTCTACAACCGCTTTGGGACAAACCGTAATTGAGAAAGCTATTATGCTTCTTGCTTCGGCTTCAGTTCCATTGGAAGAATGTGTATTTGAAGAAAGAGTACACAATAAATTAGGCTATATGCTGGAAACTCTCGTTAAGTTCTTAGTAGGAGGATTTAATCCCCTAAAAATCTAAGAAATAGAGACAATCAGCAGGAAAGATTATTGACAATTAAATATGGGTTGGTAGAATAAGGTAATGCCATATAAAGATAAAGAAAAACAATTACAATATTTTAAAGATAGATATGTTAGATTAAAAGACAAACTTTCTGATAAAGCAAGGCTTTATTATCTTAAAAATAAAGAAAAGATTAAAGAAAGAAATAAAAATAATTACTGGGATAACAGAGAAGAAAAGATATTAAAAGTTAGAAAATACTACTCCAAAAATAAAAAGAAGATAGCAAAGAAGGTATTCCTTTATTATCATCGCATTACCAAAAAAAGACTTGAAAATGACCCAGCCTTTAGAATTAAGTTCAGATTGAGAAAAAGAATGTGGTATGCTATTAAACTTTGTAAAACTTCTAAATGTGAAAAAACACTTGAATTACTTGGATGTAAAGATATAAATGAAGTTAAGAAATATTTAGAGAAAAAGTTTAAAAAAGGTATGAGCTGGGATAACTATGGAAAATGGCACATAGACCACATAAAGCCATTATCAAGTTTTAATTTATCAGACCCAAAAGAGCAAAAAATTGCTTTTCATTATAAAAACCTACAACCGCTTTGGGCGAAAGAAAATCTCCAAAAAGGTGGCAAGGTTTGTCAATAAAATCCTCAGAGACTATACGCCTAAACATTGAAAAATGTATGATATAGTCCGACCTTATGGGAGACCATAAGAAGTAGGCAGTAAAAGTCTACGATAACAATAGTGTCTTTATTCATCCAAACGCTTATTGGAAAGAATTAGCCAAAGTAAGCAAGTATTACGATGCTTCTATTTATGGCACAAGAGTAGTTTCTAAAGGTGCTAACACCCAAATTTGGGGTATTCCAGTTATTTTGACCGCTATGATTGAAACAGTTGGAACAACACCTTCATACAGAAACTATCTTGCCCATTATTCAGCATTGGCTTACGCTTTCACAAGTTTGGAAGGAGTTAAAGGAATAAGCATTGTAGAAAAGGACAGCGAAATGTTGAGAAAGACAATTTATGCCCAAATAATGTATGGCGTAAAGTGTGTCAGACCAGGAGCTGGTGTAAAGATTTATTCCCGTGTGAACGAAAGCGGATAGAACGAGTATTAACATTTAATCACATAAATGTCTGGATTTCGTCTTCGGTTATCACTCTGCCGAAGACGAACCAGAGTGGTATTCAGAAATTATGAAAAAAATGAAAAAACTTAAAATACTATATTTAGCAAGTGTCAAGCACAAGTTCGTTGAGTTCCCAGATGAGCATATTAAGAAATCATTAGAAGAAATGGGACACGAAGTTATAGAAATGGACGAAAATGAGTTTGATATGAATAAAATACTTTCCTATAAAGAGAAGGTGGATTTGCTTTTTTTCCATAGGGGCGGGGTTATTAAGACAGAAGAGTCGTTTTTTCAGATGTCTTTAACCCGATTAGAATTAGTATTACAAAACTTTACTTGCCCGAAAGTATGCTGGTATCTTGACAAAGTTATATCTTATTCAGGTGAGTATTTAAGAAGGATATTTCCATTAGTGGATTATATTTATGTCAATGATGATACTTGGTTAAGAGCGTTTGAAACTGATAAAATATCACCGCTTCATTGCGGAATACATAGTTCAAGAAAAGGCGAGTTTAAGAAAGAGTTGGCTTCTGATTTAGCTTATGTGGGAGTGGTCTATGGAACAAGAAAAGTGTTTATTGAGGAACTTCAAAAAAGATACGGAAAAAGATTTAAGGCGTTTGATAACATTTGGGGAAAGGACTTTGATAATTTAATGGCTTCGGCAAAGATAATAGTTTCAGCCCATTATCCATTTGATGAGTTTTATTGGTCTGATAGTATTTACAGGATTTTGGGTTCAGGCGGATTTCATATTTATCCACGCTTGGAAGGAATAATAGAAGAAGGATTTGAAAGCGGTAAGCACCTTATAACTTATACAAACCCCCAAGAATTAGTTGACGCTATTGCTTATTGGCTTGACCCAAAGAACGACAAAGTAAGAAAGAAGATAGCCAAACAAGGACAAGATTTTGTTTCAGACCGCTTTAATTATAAGGATAAATTAAGAATAATAATTAACAAGATTAAAAAATATGAAAATAAGGGTATCAAATAGTGTTATCGGTTTCAAAGAAAAGATACATAACATTTGGAAGATAGAAGAGTGGGCTGGGGTTGATGATGAGAAAGACGAGGTTTTATTCTTTGGTATGTATCACGATTACGATTATGACGCTTACAGAAACTTTGAAGGTAAGCGTTCTGTTTTCTGGTGCGGTTCTGATATTCTGCGGTTAATGGATAATCATAATTATCAAAGAGTTCTTAAATTATTTCCAGCAACCCACTATACTGAAAATCAAGTTGAAGCGGATAATCTTAAAAGCGTGGGAATAGAAGCAGTAATAGTGCCTTCCTTCTTAGAAAGAACAGAAGATTTTCCCGTATCATATCAGCATTCAGAAAGACCGCATATTTTTATGTCCGCCCACCCTAAAAGAGAAGATGAATATGGATATGATTTAGCTATAAGAATAGCCCCCAAAGTTCCCGAAGCAACCTTTCATCTATACGGAGTTGATAAAGAGTTTTATGATAAGACATATTTCCACGAATTACCTGAAAATGTAGTTATTGAAGGCAATGTCCCGCCAGAGCAATTTAATAGAGAGATTAAACAATATCAATGCGGATTAAGACCTAATATCCACGACGGGTTTAGTGAGATAACAGCCAAATCCCTACTTTGCGGACAATACCCTATTACCAAGATAAAATATGACAAGATAGATAATTACAGCACAGAAGATGAATTAGTAATGTTGATTAAGGGTCTGCGGGATAAAAAAGAACCTAATTTAGAAACAAGGTCGCATTATCTTAAATTATTGAATAACTATCCTTTTTGTAAAAGGGAATACGCAAAATGAGTCCAAGAATCGTTAGAAGAAAGGGAATAGAAGGAAAAACTGGCACTTATTTAGAATATCAGTATGATTTAGGAGGTATAGAACAATACAAGATTTTTGTTAATCCTGATGACCGAAGAAAAGGAATAGCGACATCTATGTTTAAGGAATTAGTCAAAATAGCCAAATCAAAGAAAATAGAAAAAATAGTAGTGAGGTCAACCACAGACCCGTCAAGAGAAGTATTTGGAAAGTGGCTCATAAAAAGGGGATTTAAACGAGTTAATAATCCAATATATCAATGGGAATATATTATTAAAAATAAATAAATATGGAAATAAATATGGAAACAAAAAAAGATAAAGAATTTTCACATTATATAATGATTCCGTTCACAGGTTTAGGACTTATGAACGGATTTAGAGGACAGGATTGGTTTGATTATAGAGCCCAGATTTTTAAGGATTACACGCTTAAAAGTTTTGCTAACCAAACCTGTAAGGACTTTACTTTATGGATTAGTTTCCGCCCAGAGGAAAAGGATAATCCAACTACAAAGAAGATAGAGCAGTATATTAAAGACGCAGGAGTTAAATATGTCTTCACTTTTGACGGGTTAATGTTTTATGATGATAGAGCCCCCGAAAAGAACGCTACTTGGGAACAAAGATTAGAAAAGTCATTAAAGGTTATCGGGGGTCAAGATAGTTCAGACAAGTATGTTTATCTAACCATATTCGGTTCAGATGATATGTTTAGAGAAGACGCTGTTGAATTGATACAGAAACAAGAACCAGAAGTAAGGAAAGCCCTTTATAACAGAAAAGGATATGTCTATGATGTGGTAAATAAGAGATTGGCTGATTGGTATAACCCGTATTGTATCGGAAACTATACATTGATTTATCCGCATTATGCTTTCTATAACGCAAAACAGCACATACTTTATCAGGATAAACTGACTACCCACGAAGAAGTGCCTAAACTATTTGACGCAGTTGAATTAGGCGAAGACCTATATTGCTGTTGTGTTCACGGAAAGAATATCAGCACTTTATGGCAACACGATTTCAAAGGTCGTGAATATTATTATGATGATGAAAAAAAGGAATTATTAGCTAAATTTGGAATAAAATTATGAGCACATTTAGACAAAAAGGAGTATATATCAGCGTCTTAAATCAAGGAGAATTAAGACGGGAATTATCTAAACTATTAAATGATTTTCAACATAGTGATAGATATAGGATATTGATAGATTATCCGATAGAGAAGCCGATTACCCAGAATAGAAACACAATAGTTCAGAACTTTTTAGCAAGAAAGGATTTTGATTATCTAATGATGATAGATGATGATATTGTTCCACCGCCAGAAATACTTGATTTAGTTGATTTTCAAAAAGATATAATTGTTCCTTTAATGTTCACATTTCAGGGCAAGAAAATAATCCACCTTGCTATGAATAGAAACAAAGACGGGAAGCAAGTAATGGTTGATATTGAAAAAAAGAAAGGACTAATAGAAATAGACAGCACGGGGACAGGTTGTATAATTATATCAAGAAAAGTTTTAGAAGCGGTAAAGTTCCCGTTTAAAAACGAATATGACGCTGACGGAATTAAAAAGACAGGACTTGATTTTAACTTCTGCACAAAAGCCAAAAAACTTGGTTTCAAGGTTTGGGTTCATCTTAACTATATTGCCAGCCATTACGCCACTATTGATTTAAAAGATATATATATTTCGGCATTAGAAAAACAAGAACTATTAGAAGAATTAGAAGAATTAAAAATAAAAGACAAATTAGTCGGTTCGGGAGAAGATAAATTCTTCGTAATGGATAAACATAAATTTTTAATGCCCGATAAAGATGAAAAAGATATTGGAATAAAAGCGGTAATGAAAGATTTTAGTTTATATAAAAAACTATGGGAAGAAAAAACAACTGAACTTGTTAAAAAAGAATTAAAAGAGGGACAAATAGCAGTAGATATTGGGGCAAGTATTGGATATTTTACTATGTTGTTTGCCAGACAAGTAGGAGAAACTGGAAAGGTTTATTCTTTTGAACCAACCCCGAACCAATTTCCTTACTTGTGTAGAAATATAGAGGTTAATGGATATAAAGATATTGTTGTTCCTGTTAATAAAGCCGCTTGGAATAAAAAAGAAGAAACTAAAATGCCTCCTATTGATAAGAAGTTTGATTGTCAAGCTATAACAGTAGATGAAGTTTTAGAAAAAGCTGGAATAATTGATAAAATTGATTTTATTAAAATTGATGTTGATGGTTCAGAACCGCAAGTATTAAAAGGGCTTACAAAAACATTTGAAAGCAATCCTAATTTGAAAATGGTCTTTGAATATTATCCTAAATATATTAAAGACGGAGGAGGTTCGCCCGAAGAAGTTAAAGCTATAATAGACAAGTATTTTGATTATTATGTTATTGAGGGAGATTATGGAAGCCGCCAAACTGCTGGAGATTTTCATTGTAATTGGTTTTGTAAAAAAAATTAGAAACTAAAAAAGGACAAAGAGTGAGTTCTTAAAAATATTTTTCTAAACACTCCTTCCCACAAGGAAGATAGCTTATACCACGATGCTATGGATTTAGCTGGTATTTCTGATACCAGTGTTTTTACTTTATCCGCCTTTGTCCGTTCAGCTAATAACTATTTAAGAAAAGCGGATACTTGGATATGGGAAAGCGTTGGCGACTGGCAGTTTGATGACAGCAACTTTTCAGATACGCCAATTCTTACGAAAGACGCGGTAGCCAGTGATGCCACTTACCGCATACCAGCCACCACAAGATACATAGAAAGGGTAGAAGCAAAATATACAGACGGGTCATATTATTTTATCCACCCGATAGATAAATCCCAGATAAAAGATGTGGGGCTGTCAGAGTTCTATAAAACTGCTGGTAATCCGCTTTATTATGATTTAGCTGGTAGAAATATTACTTTTTATCCGCCATTTTCCACCAACAGAACTAATGGAATAAAGCTGTATGTTGGCAGAGATATACACCCTTTTACAACTGCTGATACTAATGCTGAACCAGGATTTGACAACCACTTCCATAGAATTGTATCTTTGGGGGGTGCTTTTGATGAAAGTTTAAGAAATGTTGACAGAGAAAGAGCTGGGGGATTAGAAAAAGAAATAGAAAAACTAAAAGAAGAGTTAATGAATTTTTATAGTAAAAGGCACAGAGGACGGAAGGCAAGAATCAGACCTTCTGTTTATGAAGCCGCCGCCAGATTATGAAAGCTATTTGGAACAACTTTTTAGGAGGATTAGCCCCTTATTCTGACTTAATTGGAAGAGAGGGTTCTTATGCTGAAGCCAGAGATGTTGACCCGCACAGAAAACCAGGATATATAATGCCGGGTTGGAAAGAAACAGCAGTCAGTTCGGTAGATACTGCTTTGGCTGGTTTAATTTTAGATGCCGCAGTTGACCCCGATAATGCCACATTAACTATCTATGCTATTGATGACGGGAAACTTTATGAGATAGGAACGCTTGGAACTGCTTTTACAGATGATGCCAATTTTCCCCACGCTGTTTCAACGGGTTCGGGAGTTGTCTTTTATGAGTGTAAAATAGGAGGAACAAGTGCCACAAGATTATTCTATATCCAAGACACAGATGTAGGTATGAGCAATGTGGGAACGCCCGATTTTGATGATGACTGGCTTTCAACTATTCCAGCAGGTGGGGCGGCATTAACAAGCGGGAAACACCCTTATCTTAAATGGAAATCGTATCTATGGATAGCTCACGGAAACGATTTAGGAAAGTTAGATGGACAGACGGGTGATAATGGAACTTGGACTTCAAGTGCTTTGGATTTGCCAGAGGGTTGGGAAATAACATCTTTGTTTTCCACCCAAAACTATATTGGAATATGTGCTTGGTATAAATTGGCAAGTGGTTCGGGGAACAGAACAATAGCAAGAATATTTATGTGGGACGGAGTATCAGCCGACTGGAATTATTGGATACCGATAGAAGACAATAAAGTAATATCATCTCTTAATGACGGAAGCGATATTTATTTATTAACAGAGGGCAGGGGATACGCAACTAATCTAAAAAGATTAACAGATAGGGGAGATGAACTTATTTATAATTTTAGAATTGATAAAGGTGGTTCTGATAAAGATTTTGAAGCCAATTATCATAATGTAATGGATATTAGTTTAGGCAGATTATTGATGGGGCTAACCAAAACAAATTATCAGAATAGTGTGTTTGCTTATGGTTCAGTCAATCCCATTTTTCCAAAGATTATGACCCAGCCGTATTCGGGTGGAAGCGACCCTGATGCCAGTAATGCTGGTGATGTGGGGTATGTCGGTTCGCTATATTTGAATACCGTTTTCTTTTCTTCTAAAATAGGAACTAATTATTATTGGGGTAGGTTTCCAGGCAATGAATCAACTAACGCTTTATACAAAGGGCTGTATAAAAACCCAGAACAGAAAGTAAGAATAAATTATGTTAAGTTCTATTTTAAGCCATTAGTGGCAAGTGATGATATGACCCCCACATTGGATATAGATTATGGAACTTCTATTACCCTTAAAGACAGACGAGGCAATGCCACTATTTCTTACGCAGAAGACGGGGCTATTACTTCAAAACTTTTTAATGTTAAAAGAACCTGCCACGCTTTCAGACCTGTATTGGACTGGACTGCTGGGGGCATAGCATTTAGTAAAATAATCGTAGATTTTGACTACATAAATGACTAATGATTTTAAAAAACAATTAGAAGAACAAAGGGCTTTCAGCGAAAGTTTGGAAAGACAAATTGAAACCATTAAAAGAAAAATGGCTGAAAAACCTATTGAAGATATTAAAAACTTTGTTGATGTTCCTTTTGACCCGATAAGAAAAATTGATAACCTTACTTTAAAAAATATAGACGGAATAACAAAGATTAGGGTAAGAGCTACTGATGCTCAAACAATATCTAATTTAACGGATACCAAAATTACATTTGCGGCTGAAACAAAAGACGCATTGGGCGAGTTTGCTTCAAACAGATTTACAGCTAAAACGCCAGGTGATTATCTTGTAATAGCAAACCTTTCAACCGCTTCGGCAGTTGACCAGAAGCTATTTAAACTGATGATTTATAAAAACGGAGCTAAAAACTCTGTCGCTTATGTTGAAACTTCCGGGACATCTGTTCATACGGTTAATATCTCTGACATCTTGTATGATATTAAAGCCAATGACTATATAGAACTTTATTTTTTCCAAAACACTGGCGGGGATATAAACATAGAAAGTAATTCAGGCGTTAATGGAGAAAATTCATTTTTAGTTATTCATAAATTAAGTTAAAAAAATATGTCAAATGATACACTCGCAAAATATTTAAAAGAAACAGGAAGTCCATATAAGTCGCAATTTGAAACTCTTACTTCTAAAGATTTAAGCGGGACTTCTTTTAATCCCGATTTTAGTCAAGCCCCAGTCAATAATGTGGATACTTCCCAAGTCCCAGTCAACTTGTCTTCAGTAGAACAGACCCTTAAATCAATTACGGAACAGACCCAGCTTCTTATGGGCAGGGTAGCGGAAGAGGGAATTACTACGCCAGAGGGTCAACCTGTAGTAGCCCCTGTAAGCGATTATAAGCCAGTTATTAGCCCCACAGAGCCGATTACAGCCCCAACAGGTATTAAACCACCCAAACCAAGCATATTAGACAAAATACTGGGTAGGAAAAAGAAAGTTGAAACAAAGATAGCGGAAGCACCCCAACCCCCTACTTTTCAGGAAGCATTGAAAGAAGCGGCAGCAGCTTTTGGTATGACCCCAGAGGATTTCCAACAACTTGGTGATTTATCCGCCCAAATTGGAACTATAAATACACAGATAGCCGAGCTTGACACAAGAGAACAACAGGCATTATTTAACATTGAAGCCAGACCTGGAATTGGTGTAGAGTTTATGGGCAAAGAACAGAAGAGGATTTCCAGAGAATATGCTATCAAAAGAGCCGACTTATCAGCTAAAGCTAATGCTTTACAAAGTCAAGCAGAAATGATTAGAGGAAACTACGCTATGGCTAAAAATCTGGCTAATGAATATATTAAAAATATTACTTATCAAAGACAACAAAAAATAGATGATTTGAAATGGAGTTTTGATATTTACCAAGATATTTTAATGGAAATGAAGAAAGACGAAAGAGATGATTGGAACGCCTTATTAAAGCAATATGAAACAGAACAAAAAGCTGAAGAAAAAGAACTGGGAAAAATAAGGGATATGATGACAAACCCAGACACCGCAGGAGCTTTCGCTGGGATACCCAACCCTATGGAATTATCTATTGATGAAGCCACAAGATTGGTTAGTGAATATATTAGAACACGACCTCCAAAAGAAAAAGAATATGCTCCGCTTGAAATTGAGAGAGAATGGGAATTAGCTGGTGGCGAATCATTTATGCCATTTAAAGATTATTTAGCAGTAAGGAGAGATATTGATATACCAAGAGCTTGGAGTGATTCAGAAATAGAATCTGCTGTTAAAAAAATGGAAGCAGATGATTTGCCTTACGAAGAAGCGTTAAGAGAATTTGCGATAGACCCAACGGTTCAAAACCAAGAAAGAGCAAGAGAAATTGTTAATAGAATATACGGAGTAAGCGAAGAAGTTACTCCAACGCTACCGTCGTTACCAGGAATTACAAGACCTCCAGGAAGATTACCAGTAGGAGGAACAGGAGAAAAAAGAGGAGTTCTTGAAGAAAGAGGAATTATCCCTTTCAGTGAATTAGAAACATTACCTTTGTTTGAATAATTATGCCAGCTTCAGATTACTTAAAACCATCATTAGGAACGAGAGGAGCCAGTGCTTATCTTGGAAAAAGAGAACCAGAAGAACCAGAGAAGTTGTTAGAACAATATGGATACCAAGTTCCAAAGGAAAAGGGTTGGTCTTTGCTTGGCAAGAAGTTTGTCAATGTTTTAGGTGGAGTGCTGAATGTATTACGAAGTGGAGAATATGCTATTGGTGGTATGTTAGCTGGTAAATCGCCTATTACAGGGATTAGAGAGAAGATAAGCCCGTCTGAAGTGTTGTTTCAAGATAGAGAAGAAGACCGAAAACTATGGTCGCAGAAGGGATTAGCCGCTTTGTCTGTTGATATATTGTTAGACCCAATTACTTATCTTACTTTTGGAGCAGGTGGAGCTATGAAATTATCAACCAAAGGAGGACAAGTTCTTATAAATAAATCGGGGAGAAAGCTGATGAGAACTATGATAAATAAGGGAGTTTCAGAAGCGGCAGCAAGGAGAACTATGGCGAGGGTTATTCAAGAGGGCGGAGAAAGTGCGGCTAAAAAATACATAGGAAAAGAAGGATTAAAGTTTATGGGTCAGGTTTTTATCCCATTAGAGGGATTTCAAAAAGCAGGCAAGGTGGCGAATATGATACCAGGTGCTGGAGCTGTTAATAAAGTAGGCAGAGGATTTGCCAGAGCATTTAAGCCATTTTCTGAAATAGATATGATGACAGCTAAAATTGGCGGCAAAGGGACTTATGTAGATAATTTGTATAAGCCATACGACAGAGAAACCCAAGCAGAGATATTCAAGAGCATAGACGAAATTAAAAAGATTTCTAAAAATAGCTGGGATACTTATAAAAAAGATATAGGTTCTGATTTGGCTTATGCTGTGGAAAAAGGTGAATTAACTGGGGATAACTTTATAGATACAATAACAAAAGCATATCAAAGAGATGCCAAATCAATGCTTGATATAGAATGGGGTTTGGGTAAAAAGATAGGAAAAATAGATAATTATTTAAGGCATTATTTGAGCAAAGAAGGAAGACAATGGATGGACAAAGGGAATAATTTTAGTTCTGCTTTGCCTAAACCATTAAAGGCTAAATTAGAGGCGGCTAAACCAAGAAAAATAGAAGGAACTATTAAAGAAATAAACGAGCATTTTCAATCTAAATATGGAGTTAAAAACTTCTTTGAACCCGACTTCTTTAAAGCGTGGGCTATTAGAAAAGCAGAGCATATTAAGTTTGTAAATACGCATAAGTTTGTAGAACAAACAAAAGCCAGATTAGGAGTTAGATTAGATAAAGCCAAAATTACAATAGTAGACGGGATTAAGCTGGTTGAACCCACTAATCCGCAATTAAAAGGCTGGTTATTGCCGCAACCTATTGTTAAACATTTAGACGATACTTTGAAAATGCTAACGCAAGAAGATACAATGAAAGGATTTGTGGGTTTTTATGATAAGGCATTAAGTATTTGGAAGGGACACGTAACTGGTTGGCATCCTGCTTTTCATACCAGAAACTTTATCGGGGGTTCTTTTAATAATTGGTTAGCTGGGGTTAAGGCAGTTGACAATACTGATACTTGGAAGATATTGTTGGGTTCTGATGATGTTATCAAAACCCAAATAGGAACAGAATATACTGGAAAACAGATATTGGATTTAGCAGATAGATTTGGAGTAAGAGGACAGCCAGGTATGATAGATGTTTATAGGCAGGTAAATCAAGCAATAGAAGAAATAACAGCCCGTAATATTAAGAAGGCGGCTATTAAGACAAGCAACGCCCCAAGATTTGTTATGGAGTTTGTTGAAGATAAACTACGGCTTCCACTTTTTATTAATAGGCTTAAAAAAGGATATAGCCCAGCCGAAGCGGCTAAAGATGTATTTAAGTTTCATTTTGATTATGTTCCAACCACAGGACTAACTGATTTTGAACGGCTTTATATGAGAAGGCTTATTCCTTTTTATGTTTGGACACGAAACAATATCCCACTTCAAATGGAACAGATGATGAAACAGCCAGGCAAATACGCCAACCTTGAAAAGTTAAGGCAATCTATGTTTGGTAAAAAAGAGATGGAGGAGTTTCAATATCTGCCCGATTGGATGAAAGAAATGTTTATTGCCCCGCTACCCTGGAAAGATGAAGCTGGTAAGACATTGTGGGCTCAACTTGATTTACCACTTGAAGATATTAACAAACTACCTATAAGTTCATCTGGTATCAGAGAGATAGCATCTATGTTGACCCCGTTTTTGAAGTTTCCCATTGAAAGATATATGAACCGCAACTTTTATTTTGGCGGAGATATGTGGAATCCAGAATTACCAAGAGAGATGCAAACCCGTAAAACAACAGAAGCCCTTAAAGTGCTTCCTAATCCTATAAAAAAATACCTCAACTTTCGTGAGGTAAAATACAGGGATTGGCGGTATCCAGATGAGAAGCGGTTTATTAAAAGATATGAAATAGATGCCAGAAAACTACACATAATACAAACGCTTATTGGCAGATACTATTCTACTTTGAAAGGAGTGTTTGATGAAGATATACCAAATGAATGGAAAGTATCAAGATTTGTTGGCGGTGTTCCAGTAAGAAGTTTTGATATTAAAGAAGAAGCTGACAGAAGAGAAGCGGAACAAGAAAGGCAAACCCAAGAAATGATGAAATGGCTTAAACAACACAACATTATTCCCTATAAAAAAACAAAAAAAACAGGAGCAAGCAAGTATCTTCAGAAGTGAGGGTAATCAGAACTTGCTGGATAATCTGTTCTTGGACTTGAATGAAGCCAATCAGAATATCCGAATATAGCGCTGGATAAAACCCAAATAATAAATCCGATTATTAAGAAGAATACTATTTTGTTAATTATTTCTTTCATAATTCATAAACGATTATACAATTATCAACCTTTACTAAATCAAAGACAGCCAGTTTTTGTTCTTTATAACAGGGTTCAAAGTTTATTTCAGCCGTTTTTTCGTGATAAACCTTTGGCGGACTGAAAAACACTATAATATATATCATTGCTATTGCTATTGTTCCTGTAATGTATGCTAATTTCATTTTTTATTAAGTTTAAGATATAATTTAGCTACTGCTTCAGTTGGGTTTTTAGCTTCAGTTATCCATTTTTCCCAATCCATACATCCTTTTTCATAATAAAGATTACATACCCATTTGTCTTTTATTTTATAAAGATTTATAAACTCATCCCCCAATTCCTCTATCAATTCTTCAAGATTTGGACAATAAGCTGTATCTTTTCCCTCACCTCTGTAATTTATACAATCACTTCTTAGTTCTTGAGGATAACCTGCTTCTTTTAATTGTTTTGCTAATTTATATTTCATAATCTTGCCCGATTTTTAAAACTTTGTTAATAGTTAAGCGTGTTCCTTTAAAGATAGTTTTATTTTCTTATAAACCACCGAATAGTTAGTTGAAAATAGTTAGTTAATAGTTTTTAATGGAAAATCTTTAGATTTTCTATATATATACTCTTAGTATATATATATTACTTAGTATTGTTATATACCTTAGTATTGTTAGTTGGACTATTAGACCACTACCCCCCCGACTAATAGACCACTACCCGTAGTGGACTATTAGACCACTACCCTATGGTTTGACGGGAAAAGATTTAATAGATTTATAGTTCTTGCCCTGATTAGACCAATTTTTTACTGGCAACCATTTTTCTTTAGGTAAGAGGGTATAAACATTACTTCCCCGACCCTTACTCGTTCTGGTTCTTATTTCAACTTTAACAATATTATACTTTTTTAGCTTCTCTACCCCTCTACTTACTGATTTTTCACTAATTCCTAATTCAGTTGCCAAATGTTTAAGAGAAGGAAAGCACTTGCCCTCTTTTTCGTGGCGACACAAAGCGTGATAAACTACTTGACCTTGCCAACCAACATATTTAGCATATCCGTTTAAAAACTCTTTATCAGACCAATAAAAATTAGTAGTTCGTTTATCTATTATTCTAATCAACTGCTCTTGTTTCATATAATTAAAACCCGCCCTCTTCTCCAAAGGCGGGTTAAAAAACTAACACTATAGAGAAGAGAATTGCTTTATTAAATAATCATACCAAACCCACAAAGTATGTCAATAGGCAACAAGCTGTGGATAACTAATTATCAAATAATGTTATAATAAACTAATGATAATAAAAGAATACCGCAAAATAAAACTAATAATAAATAAGGCATTAAAAGAACTTGAAAAAAAAGCTATTGAAAATGGAACAATAGTTTCTGATGATTATGAGGAAGGGGTTTTAGAATTAAAAAGAATTATTGTAGAAAAAGCGGGATTTAGTTTTGATGATTATCTTGAATTAGAAGAAATGGATAAGGGACTTGACAAAATAGAAGTAAATAAATCTTTAAAAGAACTTAAAAAGAATTATAAAGAAATACCAACCAAAAATGATATTTATAATATAGCCAAAAAAGCGGTTAAAGATAACAAACAACCCCCAAAAATAATTAACAAAGTAGTAAAAGAAATAATAATAAAACAACCCCAGATAATTGAAAAGACCAAGATAGATAAAAAAGCATTGATAAGTTTAGAAAAAGACCTTACTTATTTACAAGAAAACTTTTTAGAATATATTGAAAAATCGGGGGCTGAAATTAACAAAGTAAAAAAACAAGTATCAAATAATGTATTGAACAAAGATGTATCAATGGAAAAGAAAGAAAATCTTTTAAGATGGAAACAAACAAATGATAAAATAGCTCTTATTAGACAAACAATATCACGAATGACTTGGGGGCTTGATGAAAATATTAAAAAAGTAAATGCTAATCTATCTAATTTAATTTTAGAAATAGATTTAAGTTCCCAATTAGACGGGTCAGAAACGGAGTTTTCTCTCGGCAGGGTGGTCAAAGGAATAATCCTTGCTAATCTTAACGGGACAATAGTTTCGCATACTCTTAATTCATCAAAAGATAAAATAACACTTTCTTTTTCTCCCGATAACGGGGAGGAATTAAAAGTAATAACAATAATATGATAAAATCAATTCAAAAAATATTAGGAATAACAATAGTAGCTATTTTAATAGCGGGTTCTGTTAATGCTTACATAAGCCAATATTGGAAAACAGTTGATGATTTAATTCCCAGAACAGACAAAGCGGTTAATATAGGAAATGCTACTAAAAGAGTAAATGAAATATGGACTGATGACGCAATTATAACTGATAGTGCTTCAATAGGGCATACCCTTAAAATCGCCTCTGGCTCAATAACAGACAGCACAGGAGATATTAGCTTTGGAGATGAGAATATAGATACCACAGGCAGTATCCATATAGACAGCGATAGCTCAACTTTAATACTCGGTGATGACGCAACCGACTACACAATTGGTTGGGACGGCTCTGACGCGGTTCATACTATAACCGCAGGGGACTTTGTATTTACGGGAGGGAGTGTTGGCATTGGTATGACTGACCCCGACGCATTAGTGGAAATCAAAGGCACAGGCAGAGTTTTCAGCATTAAAGACGGTAGTGATGATAGTGAATTAATGTATATAGACCAATCCGAAACCTATTCCATTATATTCAACGATAAAGTAATAATGAAAGATAGTTTTAAATCAGAGGCGGGCGGAACTTCTTATTATCAAGGAAATAGAATTGATAGTTATGCGGGTTTCTTTAATATAGAGTCCCATAGTGGCCCTATGAGTTTTATAACTCATTTGGCTGATGACCCTCTTAAGTTTAAAACAAAGTTAGCTTCTGATATAATCTTTTTCACTAATGATAATGAAAGAATGAAGATAACCTCAGCGGGATATGTCGGCATTGGAGACACCTCACCTGATTCAATGTTAGAAGTAGTATCTGCGGGAGACGATTACTTTATGATATCTTCCCACCACACAGAGGATGGAAACATCTTAATAGTAGATAGTTCAGGAGATATGATTCTTGGAAATGGAGATTTGTTTGTAAGAAGTGATAACAATATATACCTTGGAACAGACAATGATGCCTCAATAACTTATGATGACACAGATTTATGGATTGACACAGACGAGGTGGGAACAGGAAGTTTGAAGATAGGAGATGCCACCAATTATATGGAAGTAAAAACAGACGGGGAATTAAGATTACACGGAACAGCCAGAGTAAAAAGACATTTGTATATTTGGTCGCCCGCTCTTCAGAAAAAAGGAAACGCAGACCCTGACGCAGGCTGGGAAGGATTATTCGCCACATATGATTTTGATAAAACAATAGAACAAGAACTATATTACACAATGAATGTTCCTTATAGATGGGACAACACCACCGATATTAACTTTAATATTTTATGGGAACACGAAACCAATCAGGCAGACGCAGACAAAAAGGTTGTCTGGGGAATTGAATATATGGCAATAGCGGAAGGCGAAGTATTAGACGGAGCAACTTCAACCACAACAGAAGCGTCTGCTGGAAGCCACAATGTTGACGCTGGAAAAAGAGTTGACACGATATTCACAACGGGCATTCCTTCAAGCGGATTAGCTCCCCACGGCCAAGCGGGTTTAAGGATTTATAGGGATGCTGATAGCGGAGATGACGATTTAGATGAAGATGTAAAAATGATAGGAGTTCACATAGAGTTTACACAAAATAAATTAGGCAAAGAATTATGAGATACTTGACAATACTAATAACATCAGTCCTTGTTATATCAGCTATCGCTTTTTATGTCGGTTTTAAAAAAGGCGAAGCAGAAGGACTGAACAGGTTAATCAATAATATAATAACTAATAATATCCTCTATCAGCTTGAAACCACAGGAGAAGTTAGATTAAAAGCTAATAACGGGGTCTTATACTTAGTTCCCAAACAATGAATTATTTAGAAAAAGCGGATAAAAAAATAGTAAAAGTAGCAGAAAATAATGTGGAAGTTAGAAGGGTTTAATTCCTTTTTATCAACTGATGCAGCATCCGCTGCTACCACACTTACTGTTCAAAGTATTATTGATTTTGATACAGATCAAATACTTTGTATAGGAGAAATCGGAAATGAAGATTTGCCTGATTGGTTAAAAGAAAAGATAAAATAATATGGAACAAATATCACAATCACAAATAGATTTCATTATGGAGAGGTTAGCTGTTCTTAATGAAGATTATACCGCCCTATCAAGCGTAGTAGCTTCAATGGGCGTAAAAATAGATTTCTTACTATGGATAGTAGGAACTATTGGATTAGTAGTTTTAGGATTTTTAGCAAAGAAAACAATGAAACTTTTAATGAACGGGAACAAAGGAGACAGAAATGTCAACCGCAGTCCACAAAGTTGAATTTCAGCAGTTGGTGCGTGAAATAGATGATGTCTTTATTTTAAGGGATTTCGTGGGGAAAGCCCGAAAGCAAGGCAAAGAGGTTGAGGTTCAATTGGATAATTCAATTCCAATGCCTATTAAATCGCTTGAAGATTTAAACAAGTTTTACCACAAGACCTTTTTCACCTTAAAATACAGAATATCTAACAGCCCACTTTTGATGACAATTTACTTTGTGGAATAGTTATAGGAATATGAAAATCCTTGTGGTATCTTAATAGATAGTATTAAAACATTAAGGTATTAACGCTTCCAAAGGCAGAAATGCCAACAAAGGAAGGGGACGAATGAAAAAAAACAGCACATAGTGCATTTAATATAACGCATTCGTCTCCTTCCCCCTTTTAATTATGAAATTAGTGAGACCCCTTCGGACAAATTGGACTACCCAAAAGTTTGGAGAAAATAGAATGCCTATTTATAAGCAGTTAGGAATGAAAGGACATAACGGCATAGATTGGAAATGCTATTACAAAGAACCAATACATTGGGATTGTTTAGATTGCGAAGGCAAAGTAGTCAGAATAAGCACAGAAGAAAACGAGGGTTTGGGAGTGGTAGTTAGAACAGAGGATAAAGACGGGATATTTGAACACCGCTTCTGGCATTTTAAAAAAATAAAGTGTAAAGTGGGACAAGTATTATCAAGCGGAGATTTAATAGGTTTAGGAGATAGCACGGGATATTCAACGGGCGACCATCTACACAGGGACTTAAAACCGATACCCAAAGATTATAGTAATGGTTATCGGGGGGCTATTGACCCGCAACCCTTTATAGAAAATATATTTATCAGGGACTATATGAACAATTTAACAGGTCAGATTTCGGTTATTAAAAAAATAATAAAATTGATAACTGATTTTTTAAAGGTCAACAAAAGGTAACATAAGGGAATACACAAATCTATGAAAATCAACGCCAACCCTTTGACTTTTTACAAAGGGAAGCTCACATATACAGTTGCCCTGCTTGGAATAGCTTGGACAATCTGGGCTGTCTGGACGGGGGCTATTGATAACAACACTGGCTTCAAACTAATCACAGAACTCTTACTTGTATTAGGAATTAGAAGAGCAATAGGATAAAGGTCGCAGAAACTAAACATATTTTATTATTATGATTGACGAAGAAAAAAACGAAACGCAACCAGAGGAGTCCCCAAAAGAGGAGTCCCAAGAAACCGAAGAATCTACCGAGCCCACTGAAACCGAAGAAACCGAAGAGTAAGCTACGAGACCACCCTTGTTTATGCGAGTCGGATATTAAACTTGTTTCTTATTTTGATTTTGTAATCAAAAAGGAAATTAACCAAAAATACGAAATCCTATGACAAACGTAAGCAAGGTGGTTTGGTATTCCCCCCAAGCGGGGCTTTTTTAATCTGTGGATAAATACCCTATTTTAAGCAAGATTTGACAAGCCCTGTGAGTTTTATATAATAGAGATAGTAAAACAGACTTCGGGGTCGGAAAACTAACGGGGAAATACAAAGAGCGTTCCGACACCACCTTGCTTCGGCAGGGTGTCCCCGTTAGGACGCTCTTTGTGTTTTAAAAATATGGAAATAACAATTTCAAAGAACAAAAGAATAAAAACAGACAAATATAACTATATCTATTGTGAAAAAATTAAACCCTGTAAGGTATTTCCTGACGGCTGGAAGCCAAAATGGTATTACCCAACGCTTGAAATATGCTACAACGATTTGCTGGAAACTTTCACCAGAACGGGGGATAAAGAAACCTTAAAGGAAAACATAGAAGAAGCAGTAAAACTACTAAAGGTCTTAAAGATGCCCCGAAGTAAGACACAGAACCCCTTTTAAGGGCTATATCCCCTTGACTACGGGGTTTATACCCCAAAGTAGGGGTAAAGTACCTCTTTGACCTGTGCGGTCTATAATCCCCTTAAAAATAATAAAACTGACAATATGGGGCGGAACAGATACAAGGAATAAATTGGGTTCTCCAAGGACACCGAGATATTCAAGCAAGTTCGCTGCTTGCCCGCCCCTAAAAAACTATGAACAAAGATAACAGAAAATGCCAATGTAAAAAGATTTTGGGCAGAGATAAAATATATCTTCACCTTTCTGGCTGTCCAGAAGATTATTGGACAAAAGAATATAATGAAATGCCGTGGTATAAAAAACTATGTTATAGGTCGCCAAGAAAAATCTATAATTATCATTTAAAACTATGACTATATTACAAAAAGAACTAAACTATTTAAAAAACACAGAAGCCCAATTTAGGATTTTGGAAATGGCTTTATTAAAAGCCAAAAGTAAAGGTCTAAAAACAATTAACATCAAAGAATTATGGAAAAACAAAAAACTCAACAAGAGTGGGACCAAATAAAGTTCCAAAATAATCTTGGACCCCAAATTGGAGGTTTGCTCCACGATAGTATTGCTTTGGTATCTGCTGGGATTAAACCAACAGAAGCTAATTTAAGAGATATAAAAAACTGGCTTAACCTATTATATGACTTGGCGGAAGAAAAAAAAGAACAACTAACCAAAATACAACCAATGACTACCGAAGACAGCCAAAGAGCTAATGACCAATTTGAAAGAAAAATGAAAGATGATAAAATAGACGCAATAAATAGCGATATAAATTGGGAAGTAGATAAAACTAATCAATAAAATAACTAATTAACTAATAATTATGAACTACTATATTCACATAGACGGGGACAAATATGACCATAACGATATTTGTGAGGCGGATAATATAGAACACGCTTCAGAAATATTTTATGCTCAAATGCCCTCAAAAGATAAAATTATGTTCAGCATACCTGAACTTATTAAATACATAGAACCAGCCCCCGAACCAGAATATAACGGGGAAGAAAGACAAGAACGGCTTTATCAATCTAATCAACAATAATATGAACCAACAAACAACATACATCTCCGTTTGCCCTCTTTGTGGCAAGAACCTTAAATTAGTTCCTGCGGGGGTTTCAAAAACAACAGGAAGACCATACAAAGCATTTTATTCTTGTATGGATATGAATTGTGATTATACAGCACCCGCCAATGGAAAGGCGACCAAAACGGGGGTTAAAACAATAACTGAACCAACACCCCAAAATGGAAACTTAATGCTTTTAGATGAAATAAGGGATTTTAGAAAGGAAATGAATATAAAACTGGCGGCTATTTGGAATAAACTAAACAACTAAACTAAATAACTAAACTATTATGAACACAGAAAAAATAAATCAAATAGTAGAAACAATAAAAACACTTAATCTTAATTTAGATAGCCAAAGTGCTGTTGAAATAGTAGGAATGATTAAACCGATTTTATGGTTTATTCTTTTCAAAGATATGGCGGTTAGTATTTTAGGTTTAATTGCTTTTGTAGTAGCAATCGGGCTTATTTCAAAGGGGGTTATGAACTATTACAAGAACTATTACAAGAACAGAGAATAATGTGGTGGGTATATTTTGTATTAACATTATGGGTTGGTTGGATTTTAATTCAGTTTAGAAATGTAGAAGAAGCTTGTTTTTCAGATGGAGAACTTTTAGATTTTGTAATGTATGTATTAGTATTTGGAATATTGATGGGGGGAACAATTGCTTTTATATTGATTAGTCCATATCTGACGGCTCAAGGATTATTATAAACTTAAACTAAATTATTATGAAAATACAAAAAATAATAGAAAGAAAATATTACAATATATCTCGTAAAGAATTTCCTAAAATAATAGAAGAACTTTTAATTGAAAATCGGGAGAAAACCAACGAACTAATAGACAAAATAAACGAACAAGAGGATATAATTGCTATTCTTAATGGGAATGATTTGGATAAAAAAGAGAATAAACCAGAAATTTTGGATGTGTTAAGAAAAATAGATGCCAAAACTCCATTGGGAAATGGTTGGACTCATGTTGCCGATTTTCTTAAAGAAATAATAAAAGAAGAACCCAAAAAAGAAACCCCCCTAATCCCCAAAGACAAAATATGTGGTCAGAGGTTTGGACAGCTTTTATGGAATGCCATTTACAAAAGTAAATTGCCAGTGATAAGAAGTGGGGATATAGCAGATTTTCTTTTTCACGCAGACAACACCACCCTCCAAAAAGCTATTGATGATTATATTGAGAGCCAAAATATCAAAGCAGATTATTAGATAAAATTAAAAACTTATTAAAATAATAAATACTATAATCATTAAATAAACAAAAAGATATATAGGGATTAGAGAATTGTTCTTTTTTGGGGGGATTAAATAAGCTGTCAGCAATTTCTCCACTATTACATAGGAGTATGGTTCTACACTTAACCCCTGATTGATAGCAGGGATACTATCAAGCCAAATGAATTGTCCTTATTGTCCCCCAAAAGAGAATAATAATTAAACTAATTTAAAACTATGGAATTTAAAGATATGAAATGTCCTCTTTGTAATGGAAGTGGGACAATCAAAAGGAAAAAAGGAAGTCCTTATTCTTATACCTATAAAGAAATTGAACAAGCAAGAAGATTACATAGAAAAGGGCTGAATTTAAGACAAATAGCCAAAGAAATGGGAATAAATCACCCTCAAACAATAAATAATTTAATAAGACGAAAGATTATTTAATTTAAAACTATTATGAGCAAAGAAAACCTCTTTGAACAAAACGCAATAACCACAATAGCTCCCTATACCGCAGGGACAAAGATTTTTAATAAAAAAGATTATGATGTTAAAATGATGACAGAAGCGGGGGAAAGAATAGTATTATTAAGACCCAAAACCGCCCCTGAAAAACCAATCTTAAATGGAAATAACGGCATAGATAAAGAAGAACTAAAACTATGAAAAAGAAATATAACCAAAGCAAGGTAAGAAAAAAATTAAGAGCCGAAGCAGACCGACTTTATTTTAACTATCTAATTAAAAAGAACCCAAATTGTGAGATATGCGGAAAACTAGCCCAGCAAGTCCATCATTTCTTTCCAAAGGGCTTATATGCCCATCTTCGCTATAACTTGGAGAACGGGATTTCACTTTGCTTTGGTCATCATTTTGCTCATCACCATCAGGGAAATCCAGAAATCCACCAAACTATTATTGAAAAACGGGGGCAGGATTGGTATAAAAACCTCTTAAAAGAAAAAAGAAAAACCCCTGCCTCATTTCAAAAGATTAGCTATTTTGAGGATAAAATTAAAGAGCTTAAAGATTTATGAAATGTATATGTAAATATATTAAGTCAGATGATATGCGACCGATTTCAGACGCAATGGATACTTTATTTAATCAACTGCTTGAAAATAGATATAAGATTAACTTTAATCAAAGAGGATATAATCCTGAACAAAATTGTCCTGAACACAAATGGAAATCTGGCGGGATAAATAAAAAAGTCGCAGTAATCTTCTGTGAAAATTGCGGGAAAATAAAGACAATAAAACTATGAAAAACAATAATACAATTATAGAGTTTAGAGAAAAGTTAGCCGACATAGAACATCAGCGTTGGTCTGATTGGCAAAAATGGTGTCATAAGATTTTAAGAGAAAATTGTCCCTCGCCTGAATTAGAAAAAGTGCTTGAAAGGTGGGACAAACAAATAGCAACTTCTTATAAAGATTTAAGCGAGGCAGAAAAAGATAGCGACAGAGAACAAGTTGATAGGTATTTGCCTTTGATAGAAAAAACCCTTGCCCAAAACTGCAAAAAATGTATGAAGCCAATAATTGACAAAAAGAATAAAGATTGTCGTCGTTATCTTGCTAAACAAAAATCGGATATTATTAAGATTATAGAAAATATGGAAACAGAAGATGAAGCAATTTACACTCCGGAAGACATTATCAAACAAATAAACAACCTATAAATATGGAACTAACAATCTTGAAATACCTGAACGATATAAAAATTGGGATAAATACGAAATAGCTTAAAACAATTATGAATATCACTAAAAAAACAGAAAAAGAAATACACGATTACTATCAAGGACAAGAAGCCCATTTTGGCGACAGAATGGCGGATATTTACTCAAAACTATTACTTATAAGACAACAATTAGAAAACAAAGATATTAAAGAAGCCAAAAGATTATTAAAAGAACTAATTTATGAAGCGAAAAAAGATTAAAACTATGATAGCACCTAATTTACCCAAAAGTTTAGACCCAGCATATCAAGATGGATTTGAAGATGGATTTAAACGAGCCGAAAAATACTTTAAAGAAGAAGTAAAAAGGTTCTACAAAGATACCAAAAAGAACTTTCTTTCGGGTGTAGCAACAGCTACTTGGACTTCTTCAGAATGGCGAAAAGAAATACTTTTAAAAGAAAAAGCGGATATTGAAAATAAATTAAAACAATTATGAAAAACAAAACTATTAAAACAGATAAAGAGGTAATGGCGGCTTTCAGAAAAATATATTATGATAAAAATACCCCCAGTGGATTAAATCAAAAATATCCATATTTTATAAAAATGGTAGAGGATATACAAAACTTTATTTTAGAAGTCCGAGCCAATGATAAAAAAGCTATAAAAAGCTATAGGAGAATTATTAGATAGATTAAAAAACACAACCAGCTATGAGGGAGATAAAAATGTTCCATACACAGATGGTTATGCTAATGGATACAATTCGGCTACCAAAGAAAACAATCTTAAAATAGATAAACTAATTAAAGAACTAATGATATGATAAAGGTCGGCAAACTTAATAATCTTATTTCAGATTATGATTGTAAGTA